CTTCCCTTGTCATTTGTGTTTGATTGGTTTATCCCTATAGGTAACTTCTTAGATTCTCTATCCCAAGGAATTGGTTTAGAGTTTCATAGCGGTTACCGCACTACCTATGCTAACACGGACCTAGATGTAAATTTTAGGCCGTCTTACACGGGTAGTAACTGGAGTGGTAAACAATTCAGAGTAACTCGACATATTAAGTCTTCTTTTCGGACTTTATATCTCGGGTTTCCTAAGCCTGTCCCAGTCTGGGATATGCAAATTAATCGAGACAAAGTTGTTTCGATGTTAGCACTTGCAAAAGTCATGACATCCAGACGATAGCGTTTCACCGACCTTTGGAAAGTCGATAACATGGAGCTTTTATGCCCCAAATTGCTACCATCACGGCAAATGACCGTGAGTCTACCCCAGTCGCGCATTCGTTCGCGCCTAAGGGTATCCCCTCTGGTATCGCCACTTATGTGGAATCCGATATCGCAGGGACTTTGATTGGTGAGAAACTTCTCACCATTTCGTCAACTACATCCGCAACCAAACGAAAGGTGCGGCTGGTGTTGAAAGATCCGGTTGTTGTCACTGAGACAATCAACGGAGTGGACCTTCCGAAGGTTGACCGCACAGCATATGCTGAAGTGAATTTAAGTTTCGACATAAATTCTACTCAGCAAGAGCGCGATAATCTTGTTGGCATTGTTGCTAACATTATCGCTGATGCTGCCGGTCAATTCTCGGCAATTGCGGTTGACAACCAAGGCGTCTACTAAGATGCCTAGGAAAAGAAATCTTACCCAACGGTCGGAATTCGTCTCTTTGAAATCTCAAACTGAGATCGATAAGGAGGGATTCCGTCCTGTCCGGTGGGCTTTTCTTCGTCAACCAAGGTTGGCCATTAAGGCCGTGGTATTAACAATCTCTGTCGTACTGGGATACGTTTCAGTCGACGCCGCGTTGAACTCTTTCATCGTGGATGACTTAATGCTTGGGTTTCCCCCTGCAATAAGTCAAGAGATCTTACCACCAATTACTTCAACCCCATAGGAACTTGAAGTCTCCGTGATGTCAATAACGACATCATGTTACCATCCATAAGGAGCTAACAAGATGAGTGCTAAGTCTAGACGAAAGAGTAAAACTCTTCGTACTAAACTACCGGACCACATTGGACAGCAGTTCCGAACAGAGCTTTTACAGGCTCTGCCTTCGGATGATTTTAAGTCAAAATATCTTCGAGACGAATTGTTCTCGAAGTATCTTGACCCTAAAATCACCTCTGCCCAAGTGCGACGCCAGTCTGCAATCACAAAGTGGTTAAAGATGGAGTTGAAGAACGAGCAAACTAACATCCGTCTCTACTCTTTAGAGACGGATTTTGGTTGGATTACCTCGGAGGAACTTTTCTCCGAGGTACGAACCTTAATTGCTCGTATCCTGGGACCATTTGATATTTCGAATATCTTCACAGATATGAGTCATACTAATGGAGCCAGTACCAGAGTAAAGCGATCGGAAACGTCCGCTTTACTCAAACTCGCCGGTGCAGCCCATGTTTCTTCGGATGCTTTGAACTACTGGTACGGATACGCAACTAATACGCGTCTCAGTAACCAGGAGCTAAGGATCCAAGAAAACAGTGAGTTGTTCACCGTTCCAAAGAAGTCAGATATTGATCGCGTGGCTTGTAAAGAGCCCGAGATTAATATGCTTCTACAGCGGTCTGTTGGTCTGTTTATCCGTAGCCGATTGAAGAAATTTGGTATTGATCTTAACGATCAAACCAGAAATCAACAGTTAGCTAAGATAGCAGTCCAACGTGGTCTTGCGACCATTGACCTAAGTAGTGCAAGCGATTGTATTTCTCATCAGATAGTGCTTAAAGCATTACCTTTTGAATACTATTCGCTTCTGGATAGTCTCCGTGTGAAATCGACCGTCATTGACGGTCAACCGCATACCCTTGAGATGTTTTCTTCAATGGGTAACGGTTTCACTTTTGAACTGGAATCCTTACTATTCTATGCGCTAACGCGTATAGTTTGTAAATTTTCAGCAACAAAGGGAACTATCTCCGTTTATGGCGATGATATCATTGCTCCTTCGACAATAGTTCCACGATTAAAACGTGTCTTTGATTACATAGGTTTTACTATGAATCCAAAGAAAACGAATTCTCGTGGTCTATTTAGAGAGAGCTGTGGTAAACATTACTATAACGGCTTCGATGTCTCTCCTTTCTATATCAGAAGGGAGGTTTCCACACTTCAAGATATGATCAATCATTTGAATCATATATTGGAATGGGATGGTAGGTTCTTTGGGTGTTTTATTACGCCTGAGCTTCTATCCTTTCATAAAAAGTGGGCTAGGTATGTACCGATCCGCCTTTATGGCGGTATTAGTCCTACCGATCCAACAAGTTTAGTTACGGGGCATATGCCTCGAGACCGAATTGTTGCGATCAACCGACGACTCAAGTTTAACCGCGAATGCGGCTTGACTCATTGGTTTATGTCACGGGAACATATTGAATTAGAACTCAATATAGATCCACGACAAGAGGTCAGCTTCAAAACTGAATCTGTTGTCAACTGTGGTGAACGGACTATCTGGACACCTTATATGCTAGATAGCATATAAGACCCGGTTAGGAGGTGCCCGCACGAGAGTGCGGGCAGCGTTGTGAAACGCTAGGTTGGGCTGCTTGGC